CGTATTCCAGGTTTAATTTATCAAAGACTTTGGCTATCGACCGCGCTGCCCATATTTGAGTATCTATTCCTGTTTCTGTTTTTACTTTTTGGAGGAGTTTGTCTTCTTCTGATGCTAACTGCTGCTTCAATCTATGAGCTTTTTCAACGTCCACTCTCACCCCAAGAAATCGCATATCTACCAGACAAGGAAACAGATCAGTCTCTAAATCAAAAATAGATCCTAGATCTTGATCTATAATTTCTTTTTGCATAATTTTCCAAAGTGCAAAAGTTAATTCTGCATCACGTTCTGCATAATTACCAACATACATTGCAGGTAGTTTCCACATGTCGGCTTTAGGATCAACACCCCATTCTTTTGCAGCGTTGTTTAGTTCTGTCTCATTCTTACCTTGACCACAATAATCCCAACCTAATGATCCAAGATCATATCTAAATCTGTTTTCATTTACGAGTGATGCTGCAATCATGGTGTCAACAATCTGTCCGTTGATTGGTATACCCATAGATCTAATCCAACACACATCATACATTGCATTATGAAAAATTTTTGTAGATGTAGTTTTACAAATATCTGTAAACCATTGAATTACTTTACTTTTTTCAAGATTGCCACCACCCTCATGATCAAAAGGAAAGTAACCTGAATACCCATCTGTTGCAACAGCGATACCTACAACTTTACCTTTTCCTACCACAGACCCTGTACCCATCGTTTTTAAATCTGGGTCGTGTGTTTCTAAATCGATTGCGATCTCATCGCAAAATCTTAGATCTGGAAACTCAGTGGGTTTTACCCACTCTGTTTGTGCTTTAAACACCATTTTATTTTTTAGGCTCATAAACGTATTTTTCTTTTATTATTTTATTTAATTTTTCTTTATTGCTAAACGCATACAAAGCAGCATTATAATCATGTGGAAATATTTCCCAAGTGACTAAGCTAGGATATATTTCTATTTTAAATTTATGTTTGTTCACTGTAATCTCTTTCGTTATTGGTTTATTTCTCATCTTTCAATTTTTTAATTTCTAAATCACAATAGTGTTTAATCTTCTGTAAGTCTTCTATCTTATTTTTATATAAATATCTACAGACATATTTTATAACGTTGCCTTGAAAGAATGATAAGTCATTCTTTGAGATAAATTCGTAGGGTTGTATTTTAAATTTTTTGTAATGTGATCCTCCGATTTGTTTGTCTTGAGGAAAAGCATCATCAAATATATTTTTGTTTGTCATATTTTAAACTCCTTAGATTTTTTTTGAGACTTTATTAAATATACATTTTTCATTGATCTAGTTATACCTACATACCAAACACGATATTCTTCATCCTGTTTAGATTTAGATTTTTTTGCTCCCTTGATTGTATTTGCTGTGTGATTTAAAAACAAAACAACATTTGTTGCCTCACCACCTTTGGCCCCATGTATTGTTGATACCTTTATTCTTGCATCCTCTGTAGGATCTTCATTATTTAACAACAACAATTTCATATACATAATTTGACTATCTGTTAGTAAATTAAATGCATCGTACCAGTATAGTGATAAGTTCATGTCACCTTTCATTCTTTCTTTTATTCTCTGCACGTGTATTTCAGGTATAGTTTCTTTCTTTTGTAATTTTTTCCAATTCTGTATATCTTCGTATAAACTTTTACCAATGCTGTTACCTTGTGCTGTATTAAAAAAATAACCTCTCTTTTTTAAATAAGTGGGCACAGATTTTAAAATGGATTTAGTTCTACCTAAAATTAGCCAATCACCTTGTGACATATCTATGTCAGATAATTTATATCTTTCGTAAATTTGTCCAGATTCAGACTTTGAAAAATAATCTTTGTCAATCCTATTTTCTTCTATTCTATTGATGACATTTAATGCAATTTCTTGTATACTACTTGGCACTCTTTCTGACTTAGTTAGAGGTATTTCTTTTGCATCATAATTTATAAAAGAATCTACATCAGCACCAGCCCAACCAAATATTGCTTGGTCATCATCGCCTGCAACCCATACATCACAACCTGTATCTTTCTCTATTTTATTTATCATAGACCATTGTATTAAAGAAAGATCTTGTGCTTCATCTACAAATATTACATCAAAGTTCGGTGTAACATCTTTGTCTAAAAATTTTTGTATCATATCTGTAAAATCTATAAGACCGTAAACTTTTTTATAATTTTTTATTTCTGCCTCTATAGCTTCCAACTTATCTCTTTCTATCTTAGACAAATGTTCGTTTAGATCAAACTGCTCTATCGGAGATATTTGTTTTACTCTAGCTAAGTTAATTAAACTTAAATACTCACTATCAGAGGAGAATATACCGTTCCAATGGTTTGTTTCATAAGATGCATATTTAATCTGTATACCACACGACTCACCAATAGCTTTGTAATTTAAGTCTTGCATAACGTTTTCTTCTCTTAGACCTAATTGATTAAATGCAAGGGAGTGTAATGTTTGAAAATATTTAATATCTTTTTTAGTAAGTTCTGTTTTTACTTTAAGAAATCTATCTCTTGCTTCATTTGCAGCTTTACGCGTGAAAGCAAAGTAACCTATTCTATTTAATTTAATGTCTCTCTTTACGTATTTCTGCACCTCGTTTAGTAAACGTCTTGTCTTACCTGTACCCGGTGGTCCTACTACTTTATATCTCATTAGTAGTTACTCTTCTTTCTCTCTACTGGTTTGTATTCTATCTTATCGATATGTAGTTGTATAACCCTACAAACTTTCAAGGTTTTACCTTCTACATTAAGAGAATGATTAAACTCTACACCACACTTATCTTTTAGTTTTTGTGCTATTCTTTCTTCTGGTATTTTCCAACTAGATCCAAGATGATCTATAAAAGAATTAAATCTAAAGAAATGGTGTCCTTCTTCTGTTAAACAAGATCCACTATTAATATGTATTCTTTCTTTTGCACGTGGACCATTAACACAATATTGATATAACTCTTCTTTTAATCTGTCCTCTATTTGTGTACCTGCAGGCGGTGTAATTTTCACAGAATTTTTTCTAAACTCTGTAAGCTTTGCTCTAAAATCTTTTGGTTTAAGTGGTTCATGATAGATACCTGTCTGCTCCCATATTAAATCTAATAATTCTACTTGTTTAGTTATTAGTCGCCTGTTGCTTGCTACAACGCCAGCTTTTGTGCCATCGGGTAATGCCACGTTAAATCTATACTCAGGTTCCGCGTACATAATTATTTCAAAGTCGGTAATATCTGGAAACATGGTAATACTATCTGACTTCACACCAAACGGTCTTGAATAACAAAGACTACGCATGCATTTACTATGTATAGGATCTTCGTAACAAGTATGACCTGCAGTATCTTTTTTCCAAGCTGTTATCTTAGAATCTAATTTTGATTTATCCCAAGGTGTCTCTAGATAATTATAGTTTGCATTTGCAACATGATCTGGCCATTTGTCTTTGTATTTCTTTTTAGCAAAGACCATGTAGTTGTACATAAATCTATCTCTGCCATCATCTAGTTTTCTTTTAGAACACAACGCCAAACATGGTGGCCCATCTTCAAACTCTGCATTGGTTCCAACTAAAATGTTTCTATATGTTTCTTCAACAAGTTTATCTAATTCTTCTTTGCCTATTTTGTTTTGCTCTGCAAGCTCTATAAATTTTTGTAAGTCTAATTTATTGTTATCTTTGTCAACAGCATATCTATTTGTTTCACCGTTGTTGTAGTATGGTAAGTTTATAAAGTTACCTGGTTTAATCTCTCCTTTGTCATCCTCCTTTAGTTCTTTCTGTTTTGGAAAAACCTCTGTGTCAGGATCTAATCCAAGAGGCAGTAAAAAAGATTTTAGTGCCGAGATTAGTTCGACAGTTGGTATCGGTTCTTTTAAAAATAAATAACAATGCAAACCTCCACTCTTTGACAACATAGGTATCAAAGGTAATTTGTATTGTTGGAATAATGCTAAATAGTTTTCTATTTTAAATGTAGAGTAGTTCTTTGGATCAATGTCTATACAACCAAACTGTGCAGTCTTATCTAATCTACACGGTTGTATGCCAATCGATATCTTGCCTAATATGTGACTGTTATAGTCACCTCGTGTAATTGGTCTACCAGCCCATTCGTAATTTGGTTTAAGCTTATGTTTTTCTGCATCTAATTGTGCAGAAGACATGTCTGCAATACCAAAATCGCCTTCATATCCAGTAAATAATTCTATAAATTTATCAACCATAACGATCCCGGGTCGGAGCGGCTCCAGTCTCCCTTAACCGCTCCTATCTCTCATGGAGAGAATTAGTAGTTAGATTCCTCTTCTGAGTGGGCTTCAGCTTTCGCTTGACCTTTTTTCAGAGAGTTGTGGAAGTCTCTAGCCATCTGATAGATGCCCGCGTCATCAACTTTTCTTAGTAAGTTAACGTTATAACCATGCCAAGTAAAGCTACCAGAGTTCTCAACAGAGTTTAATTTATAAACTCTAGAAAACATCGGTGCAGGTACAGACTTACCAGTTTTAGTATCTGTCTCAAACTCGTTCTCACACAGTGAGTTCCAGTTTCTACTAACCTTAAGCTGTGTTGACTTCATAGTCATCAAAGCTTTTTCTGGTCTGTCACCCAAGATGACAACGAAATGATTTGCTGTTTTGATAATCTCATTACCATTATCCAACATATCTTTGTTTCTTTCATTCTGAGTAACCTTGCTCATGATGCCTGGTCCTCGATCTGGGTGGATAGGTCTACCTTCTCTTTTCTCGAAAGGTGCCCATTCTGGATATGTCATTTTGTAAAAGACAGGAATAACTTGTATTCCTTTCTCTCCATCATACAGTTTCTTTGTAACTGTATTGTAAAACATACCCGCTTCTGCGCCTTCAACATACTTTGCATGTTTCTTTTTAGTTTCATCTGAACCTGATTGTAACAGCTTCAGAAAAGGTAATGCAAGATCATCTCTATCTATGTTCTCAAGACCCATTCCTGAATCTGATACAAAGTCTAGAGTTGCAACTTGACCACCTGTTTTTTTAGTTAAGTCTCCTGTTTCTTGACTCATGCTATTTGCTCCTTGTTATTTTTGTTTTGTTTCCCTTAAACAGATTGAAATGTTCAGAAGGCAAGTCTTTTCCTTTTTCGACCCGCTCTCTGTATAGTGCTTTGAGAGTCATGGGCTCAACCTTAAGTTTTTGTTGAGGCTGATACCCATTACTCTCGGCAAGGTTAGCGTATTCACGCGCCTTGTTATCTTCGTTACGACCAAAGGAAACAGTAATCTCATTTTTAATAAGATCACCCAAGTCGCTATTTCGAAGCCAGTTAAATGCGCCCTCCTGTTTATCTTTAGGAATTGTTGCGCTGTAAATTTCTTTAATCTCTATTGAAGAACCATCTCTAAGTTTCATGGTTTTCATCTTCATAGACTCCATAATTTCAGGTATGACTTGTTGTGAAAGTTTATCTGCTTTTTCTTTTTTTCTTGATAATCTTTCTTCATCAAATTTAATTTCATCTTCTAAAGCTTGTAACTTTAAAACATGGCTAGATAATGTCTCTGCATTATTTAAGTTGTTTACTTGTTGAGGTGCATCCTCAACAAACATTTTTTGCAAATCTTTACTATCATAATTAGCACTTGTTGTAATTGTTTGTGTATTTTGTGTTTTAATTGTTGTCATCGATTTCTCCTTTCTCATATAAATTAATCGATATGGGATAATATTTTCTTTCTTGTTTATCCCACTTTAGTAAGTTATATTTACCGCCTGTTATATCAGACACAATAGAACAAGCAACACCGATAATCGCAGGATCACCTGTAAGTAGTAAATAATCACCTTCTTTAAAATTTTTTAACCCTTGCCTTAATTTGT